AGTAAATCTATGGTATAATAGGAGGGTACTCTGAGGGGGTAGCTAAAACTGGCATGCCAAAGATAATCTATAAATGCAATAAAGATACAGAAAGATATCTCGGCGTAACAAAAAAGATAACAAATACAAACACTTAGAGAGAATATTATGATATACAAATGGATTGCAACAGTTTCCTTTCTTATTGCAGCGGTATTACTGAGTTCTAACATAGACGAATCACGAATAGGGTTCGTCATTTTTCTTTATGGGCATACGATACTTGCATTCCACTTCTGGTTTAAGGAGAGGGATTATCCTATGTTCACTAACAATGTTATGTTTCTATTCGTAGACATGTATGGGATTAAACAATGGTTCTTTTAATTATTGGTTTAATTACAGTGGCTTACATGTTATACGCATGGAACAATGAACGCCCGTAGCTCATCTGGATAGAGCGTCTGTCTACGAAACAGAAGGTAATAGGTTCGAGTCCTGTCGGGCGTGCCAATTCAAAAAGGGGGGTAGCTAAAACTGAGAGATGTTTGCTTGCACTACCCTATTATATTAAATCGAAATTTTATTAGCGAAATGCCTTGACATTACTATCTTGTTATGGTAACATGTATATAGAGATTGAGAAAAGGAGAATATAATGAACTTATGGGATTTTGAAAAAGGTTTTGGAAAAGGTAACGCATACCAATCTGCAATTGACACTGGTGAGATGAATCATGACCTTGCGATTAAGTATTCGAATTACTTTCATAAGAAAAGTCGTGCAATTCGTACAGGACGTTTACAAGCATCGGGTGTAGATAGTGGTCGTAACAAAGTCTATCAGAGTGAGTTTGCAGTACAGCGTAAGTATCCAGATAGTTCTGAGATTATATCCGAAAAGGATTGCCGTAAGTATTTCAACCGTATTGTGAAGTCTAAGACGTATCAGTCTCTTGTTACTGGTAGTCGTGGTCAGAGTGACCCTCAGTTACGTTTTATGAAAGCGTCATCAAGTCCTCGTGTTGCAGGTCAAGCAAGTTGGAACGGAGTTGCACTTCGCCCTATGGTTGGTACGAATAAATATACCATACTCCACGAGTTGGCTCATACCGCAGGGCATATGCATCACGATGTTTCTTTTCGAGTAACACTTGTGAAGTTAGTCTCTCGGTTCTTGGGAACTCAGATGGCGAAAGACTTAAAGAAAGAGTTTCGCTCGAGGAAACTGAAGATGTCCGTTAGTCAAAACATTATGTCCCCTTTGAAATGGTTAGAGGGATATAACCGAATGGCTGCGATGCGTGATAAGAACCATCTTATAAAGGAGATGAAGAAATGATTGATATAGATTCTTTTAATAATAAAAATCAAAAAGCAGGTCTGGTCAGCAGCGAAAACATCAGAGAGTACTTTAATAGACTTCGAAACCATGATTGGTACTATGACTATAGCGATGACCATAGTGTATGGAAACGTGGGAATGAATATAGAGATAAGTTGTTGAATACCGCTGCAGTGAATACTCAGTATAAAGAAATGTATAATGAGTTTGTTAAATGGATGCGTCAAGAACGAGATGCAATGCCAATGGTTGAGGAGTTCTTAGATGAAGTTTGAAGATTTAAAATTTACAGAGACAAAAATTCCTAAAGGAATACAAGCACTTGTGAAGTTCGGTGAATACGAATTGTCTATCGTACAGAATGATATAAGTTATGGTGGGCCTCTTCTGTATGAGATTGCAGTATTCGATAAGAATGATACTCTTATTGAAATGCCTGGCATTACTGAAGAGGGTGATACAGTGAAAGGTTGGCTGAATGAAACCAATGTTGAATTGATTATGAAGAAGATGTATTCACTTACTCTTGACACTGGAACGAATGTTGTAGACACTATTCCCTACTAGACAGCATGAATGCCCCTGTGGTGGAATAGGTAGACACATCAGACTTAAAATCTGAAGAACATATGTTCGTGCGAGTTCGAGTCTCGCTGGGGGCACCATGCTTTAACAATCCCTTGTTCGTCTTATAAATAGATGCACAAGGGATTTTTATATGCAGAATACATTTTTCGCAGGGCGTGATGGTTTCGTCTGGTGGTTCGGTGTTGTAGAGGACAGAAATGACCCTATGGCATTAGGAAGAGTTCGTACTAGAGTTTACGGATACCATACAGAAGATAAAACTAAACTACCTACAATTGATTTACCTTGGGCATTCTGTGTCCAACCAGCTAACTCAGCATCATCTGGCGGAGTTGGTTCAAGTCCTACTGGGCCCATCGAAGGAACATGGGTAATTGGATTCTGGAGAGACCCAGACTTCATGCAAGAACCAATGGTGTGGGGAACAATCCCAGGCATCAATGGTGCAACTGCAGCTCCTAGTGGTGAGTCTCCACATGACTTCTCACCAGAACAACAATTAGACCCTCCTAGTATTACTTCTAATGTTTCTGTTGCAGATGGAAGGACAACTGCATTCAGTACGCCCACTGATACAACTGATTCTACAATCCTTGTAAAGATTAATGGTGTGGTACAATCCGCAACCAACACAGTTCCCGAATCACCTAACAATGTTGAACAACCTCTTGATGAATTCTATGGTGGGGGAACAACTTATAATGCTTCTGACTTTCCTAGTGAACGATATGGAAATAGGATTGCAACAAAGATTAATACACTTGCACCAGAAGTTCGTGATAGATTTGCGAATGGTGTTAAAAAGTTTCTATCATCTAATCCAGACTATGACTGTTCTATCTCTTATGCATACAGAAGTTTTGCACAACAGAAAGAATTGTATCGCAAGTATAAGTCGGGTGGGCCTAAGGCTGCACAGGCAGGGTCGTCTTGGCACAACTATGCAACTGCAATTGATATCGTAGTCATTGGTAAAGATGGACAAGCAAAATGGGATGAAGGTTTATACACTGGTATTGTTCGTAGTGCATTCTCTTCTTATGGTCTTGTAAATGAAATTAGTGGTGACTCTGGACACTTCTATCCAGCAGCGTTTGGTAAGAGAGTTGATACTCGATTGCGTAACGGAACAATAACTGTTGCAGAGTTCGCTGCAGAAAAAGGACTTGCATAATGTCATATAAAATTGAAGCAGGAAGAGTTGTATTTGATGAAGCACCAGCAGAAGGTGCAGAGGTAGAGATTGTTGTTTCGACAACAAACAACCTAGTCGGGTTTAGAGACCCTAACAACTTCTATCCTCGTAGAGTAAATGAAGCAGATACTAATAGACTTGCAGTCAATGATTTAACAAACCAACATCCAGTAGTCAAACACAAACGTGATACTGTTGATGACTTAACCACAGAACCTAAACCATCTTACAATGCATCCTATCCTTTCAATCATGTAAAGGAAACAGAGAGCGGACACATCCAAGAGTTTGATGACACGCCTGGGCATGAACGTATACATGAGTATCATCGTTCTGGAACTTTCTACGAAATACATCCAGACGGAACAAAGGTTACAAAGATTGTCGGTGACGGTTATGAGATTGTACATGGTAAGAAAGAAGTTCGTGTTCGTGGTAATGTAAATGTATTCGTTGATGGTGACGCATCTCTATATGTGCGTGGCAACATGGATGCACAAGTCGATGAGAATCTAAAGTTCAATGTCGGAAAGAATATTGACTTTCATGCTGGGGAGAATATTCGTATGTTCTCTAATCAGTCTATGGAGTTCACAACTCAAACAACAATGACACAAACATCTGTCGGAAAGTTCTTACAACAATCTGTAGATGATATGCAAATCGTTACAAGTGCAAACTTTACTAACTCTGTACTTGGTAACTATGACATGGTGATTGACGGAAACTCTCTTACAGATATTGCTGGTACGATGGGAACAAATGTTACTAGTGATGTTACATTTAATTCTGAAGGTACATTCACTTCTACAATAACTGGGGCAACTGCACTATCTACAGAAGGTACTTACACACTCGCATCTACTGGTGCAATGATACTTGATACAGCTGCAACACTGAACATTGGTTCGGGTGGTGCAATGAACTTAGATGGTTCTACTGTTGACTTGAATACAAACGGAAGAAGTGCAGTTTCAATTACTCCTGTAGTTCCAATAGTTCCTCGTGCAACTCCAACTCCAGCAGGGATTGGTATTGCGCCCGCACCTACGTTCCATGATTCTGGTGATGTTGCAAATGGAATTAAGAAGTGGAGTATTAGTATTGATGAGTATGACACGGATGGATTCGTTACAACTATCGAAGCACCCAAGTCAGCGGAAATACTTGACCCTCTAAACTTCGTTCCTCTTGCAGACGCAGATGAGTTTTACGCAAGTGATGATGAAGAGAAGAGTGAGGACGAATTGAAAGCTGCAGTTACATCTGGAGAAATCAAACCGACTTCATTCTCTGACTATTCATACAATGCATTGACAGGAAAGATTAATACTAGTGGTGCATCTCGTAGAGTAATATCACAACCTCGTATTCCAGATGAGGGAGTTGAACATGGAGATGAAACAGATGGTGCATATGTAACTGAACCTACTGCTTCAGATGCATCACCAACACCAGAGACTACACCAGTTGTGAACTATGATGACGCTGGTGATTATATCGGAAGTGTAAACTATAAACTTCCATTATCCAAATACTATAACCTTGGACAACTATCGAAACATTCTATTGTTGCAAAGTCCGCTATTCCAAAAGGTGGTAACATGGGTAAGAAGCAACAAGAGATTATTGATAACCTTAAAACATTAGCAGTCAATGTACTTGACCCAATTAGGGAACAGTATCCTAATGTTATGGTAACAAATGCATTTAGAAATAGAAGTGGTAGTTCTCAACACAATACTGGTAACGCTGCGGATTTACAATTCTCTGGTGCATCCAAAAAAGAATATTATGATATCGCAATATGGATAAGAGAAAACATTCCACATGACCAAATGTTATTGGAATATAAAAATACTGGAAGTGGGAATCCTTGGATTCACATCTCCTTGAAAGAGAGTGGTAACAGAACGCAAATTATGACCTTCCATAATCACAGAAGATATGGTGAAGTTGGTAAGTTCTATAATCTTGCGTAGGAGAGAGTATGCCAGCAATTAGTCGAGTGGGATTAGATAGTCATGTAGGACATGCATCGCCCACACCGAATCCTTTTCATCAAACGCCTTACGCATCTGGTTCTCCGAATGTGTTTTGTAATGGTGCAGCAGTTGTTCGCATAGGTGATGCAACTGGTTGTGGTGATCCAGCAGTTGGTGGAAGTGGTACGGTAAAGATTAATGGTATTGGTGTACATAGGGCAGGGGATGGTACTGGTGGACATGGGAGTTGGGTTGCGAATGCATCTGCTTCTGGTTCGAGTAACACATCCGCTGGTGGATAAAATAATATAAGGAAATCACATGTGGCATACATTGATAGCAACAATAATCGTTTTAAATGCAGCGATAACTTATGAGGACGTAATCACAGAGTCAGCTCCTGTTCAGTTTATACAAAGTGTAAACTTCGAACTTGCAGATGACAAGTGGGTATGGGCTCCATTAGTAAAAACATAAAGGGGTAAGACATGTACGAGTACAGATGTAAAGTAGTAAAGATAGTAGACGGCGACACAGTTGATGTAGATATCGACTTGGGTTTCGGTGTGTGGTTGAAGAAAGAACGTATTCGTATGTTTGGAATTGACACACCAGAAAGTCGTACAA